GATCAGTATGACCGCCTCGTGTCCGAGATGGAGACGATGCATCAAGGTGCGCGCAATGCCGGACGTCCCATGCTGTTGGAGGGGGGGCTGGATTGGAAACCAATGGGCTTTTCGCCCAGCGATATGGAGTTCCAGAAAACCAAGGAAAGTGCGGCGCGTGAAATCGCTTTGGCCTTCGGCGTGCCACCAATGCTGCTGGGGATTCAAGGCGATGCGACCTATGCCAACTATCAAGAGGCGCATCGTGCGTTCTATCGTTTGACCGTTCTGCCGTTGGCAACGCGGGTGACGGCCGCGCTGGCTGCTTGGCTTGGCGCAATGAGCAATGAGGTGGTCGAGGTCAAACCTGATCTGGATCAGGTGTCGGCGCTGTCCGCAGAGCGCGACGCGCAATGGTCTAGAGTGGCGGGAGCCGATTTCCTGACCGAGGCGGAAAAGCGCAGTCTGCTCGGCTTGCCCGCGGTAGCTGCGGATGAGTGATGAACCCGCATATGAGAAATTTCTCTGTGCCCCTGGCATGAGGCTGGAGGCGCACGAACGGATCAGCGCGATCCACCATGAGAACCTGTTGCGCAGGTTGGACCGCATCGAGGACATGATGGAACGCATGGAAAAACGTCTGTGGCTGACGGTCTACGGCGTGGTTGCTGTGATCCTGGCGCAAGCGGTGCAGAGCTTTCTGGTGGTGACACCTTAGGCGTTTAACTTTGAGAGGAAATGTCATGGCGGATGCCAAGAATGACCCGTGCCCCGCGCATGGGACCAAGACAGATCTGTCTGATCTGGAGAGAAAATTTGCCAGTTTCGGCGCTGAGCTTGAGGTGATCGAAGCAGGCGACGGCACCGCGATCAGCGGTTATGCCAGCCTGTTCGGCGACGTGGATCAAGGCGGCGACGTGGTGGAGGCAGGGGCCTATGCGACCAGCCTCGACAAGCTGTCCAAGGCGGGACGCAGCATCAAAATGCTGTGGCAGCATGATCCGGCCCAGCCCATCGGCGTTTGGGACGAGGTCATTGAGGACGCCAAGGGCTTGTGGGTCAAAGGCCGCATCCTGAGCGATGTGACCAAGGGCCGTGAGGCGGCTGCATTGGTGGCGGCGGGTGCCATTGACGGCCTGTCGATCGGCTACCGCACAGTGAAGGCCAAAAAGAACACCGAGGGCCAGCGGCTCTTGACGGAACTGGAGCTTTGGGAGGTGTCGCTGGTGACTTTCCCGATGCTGCCCAGTGCGCGGGTCGCGTCCAAAGGGGATTTCACGCCCCTTGGCGAGACCCTGCGTGAAATGGCGGCGGCCTTTGAAGGGGCGCGCGCTGGAATGGTGCGCCGCTAGGGGCACTCCACGCTAATCGAGGAACCACGATGAGCAAGACCGAAGATCGGGGTCAGCACGCCTCCCCGGCAGAGGAGGTCCGCGCGGCGGTGACGGGATTTGTCACTGACTTCAAGGGCTTTCAGGCTGAAATTGAGACCAAACTTCAACAAACAGAAGAGCGAATGACCATGCTGGATCGCAAGATGACACTGCCTGCACGCACCCCCCTCGGCGGGGCCACAGACGCCGGTGCGCCGCACCAAAAAGCGTTCAACGCCTATCTGCGCAATGGCGACGACGATGCCCTGCGCGGCTTGGAGCTGGAGGGCAAATCACTGTCCACTGCCGTGAATTCCGATGGCGGTTATCTGGTGGACCCGCAGACCTCTGCCACCGTGCAATCCGTGTTGAACGCCACCGCGTCCATCCGCGCTATTGCCTCTGTGGTGACAGTCGAGGCCACGTCTTATGACGTGCTGGTTGACCATACTGACGTCGGTGCCGGCTGGGCGACAGAGGCCGATCCGTCGGTCGAGACGGACACGCCGCAAATCGACCGCATCACGATTGCACTCAACGAGCTGTCGGCCCTGCCAAAGGCGTCGCAGCGTTTGCTGGATGATGCAGCGTTTGACATTGAGGCATGGCTTGCTGGCCGCATCGCGGACAAGTTCGCCCGTGCCGAGGCAGCTGCCTTTATCAACGGCGACGGCGTCGACAAGCCCAAAGGCGTGTTGGCCCACACAACTGTGGACAATGACGTCTGGACCTGGGGCAACCTTGGCTATGTGCCCTCTGGCGTCGACGGCGACGTGACGGGCGATGCAATCATCAGCTTGGTCTATGCGCTTGGCGCGCAGTACCGCGCGAACGGTGCCTTTGTCATGAACTCCAAGACCGCGGGCCTCGTGCGCAAGCTCAAGGATGCCGATGGCCGCTTCTTGTGGTCGGATGGTCTGGCCGCGGGCGAGCCTGCACAGCTGATGGGCTATCCCGTGCTGGTGGCCGAAGACATGCCAGACGCTGATACAGATTCGCTGTCTATCGCGTTTGGTGACTTTGCCGCAGGCTATACCGTGGCCGAACGCCCTGATCTGCGCATCCTGCGTGACCCGTTCAGCGCCAAGCCGCATGTGTTGTTCTACGCCACCAAGCGCGTGGGCGGCGACGTCAGCGACTTTGCAGCGATCAAGCTGCTAAAATTCGGCGTGGCGTAAAACCCATTGCCGATGGCGCGGGGACACCTTCCCGCGCCGGACACGCGACCAGACGTACTGCATTGTCTAGCTGCCCCCCTCCAACCGGGCTGTGTGGGGTCGCGTGTCCATCTATTGCCACCCCAAGAGGGACCAAATTTTGGAGACGAACCCGTGGAGACTTTGGTCGACAGCACGCGCTACTGGGTTGAGCGTGACGCTATGCGGCCGCGCTTGCGGGCCACGGGGGCTTCTTTGCCGCGGGTGCCGGTGAATGGGTCTGTCGCAATTGCCTTTGAAGCAGGCTTTGGCCCCGCATGGGACAACATTCCCGCGGATTTGCAGCAGGCCGTCTTGATGTTGGCCGCGCATTATTACGAGTATCGCAATGACACCGCGCTGACCGGCGGCTGCATGCCCTTCGGTGTCAGCAGCCTTGGCACGGGGCGCGAAACCGCAGCCTCTGCTACGCCTGTCAGCCGAGTACCCTACAAGATCATCGTGCGTGGCGCGCCTTGGGGCAATCCCGAACGGCCCGCGCCCGCACAGCGCTTTCGCGATGGCAGCCGCGTGTTCAACATCACCGCCGTGACCGAACATGACCCGCAGGGCCGCTATCTGATTTGTTTCGCACAAGAGGAGCTTGTCGTATGACCTTTGCCCTTTCAGGACCTTTGCAGGCTGCCGTCTATGACGCGCTTATTGCCGATGCGCCGCTCGCGGGTTTGGTCGGCACCGACATTTATGATGCGGTGCCCCCCGGCACAGCGCCTGCGACCTACGTGCGCCTCGGCTCCGAGACCGCGGTGGATGCCTCTGACGTGAGCGGGGCGGGGGCGGTGCACCGTTTGACGGTTTCTGTCATCACCACCGATCCAGGTTTCGCCGCAGCCAAGGATGTGTCCGGGGCTGTGAGCGACGCGTTGCACGACGCGGCCCTGCCGCTGAGCCGTGGCAGTTTGGTCAGCCTGAGGTTTGAGCGCGCCAGTGCCGTGCGCACCGAAGGCGGCGGCACGCGGCAGATCGACATGCGGTTTCGGGCACGGGTGTCCGACGGCTGATCCCCAGATTTCAAACAACCCCAAGTTCCAACAGGAGACGACAGATGGCTGTTCAACTTAACGGCGAGGCGACTTATGAACTGAGCTTGCAATCGGCGGGCATGCTGATCTTCACCGAAGACGAAGTGGTGGTCTGAGCATGGCCAATCCGTGGAGGGGTGACGTGGCGCTGGTCATCGACGGTGAGCGGCACGTGGCACGGTTGACGCTGGGCGCGCTGGCCGAGCTTGAGGAGGCTTTGGGCGCGGGATCGCTTGTCGATCTGGTGCAACGCTTCGAAAGCTCGGCCTTTTCCAGCCGCGATGTGCTGGCTTTGCTGGGGGCCGGATTGCGCGGGGGCGGGGCGGATATCCCGCCCGAGCAGTTGATGCAGGCGCAGATCGAGGGCGGGCCGATGGCTGCGGCCCGTGCGGCGGCGGAACTGCTGGCACGTGCGTTTGTGGTGCCGGAGTGAGCGAAGGGCTCGATTGGGGGGCGTTGCTGCGCGCGGGCGTCAAAGGGTTGCGGCTAACCCCGGATGCGTTTTGGGCGCTTACGCCTGCCGAATTGCAGTTGATGCTGGGGGCAGAGGGCGCGCAAGCGCCGCTGCTGAGGGACGGGTTAGACGCTTTGATGGCGGCCTATCCAGACAGACAAAAGGACAAGAGTGATGAATGATTTTGGCGATTACGGCGGGCTGGAGGATCACGCACAGGGGCTGAATGCCACGCTGTCGCAGACCTCTGTGCTGGTGTCGGGCTTTGATGGCGAACTGCGCCGGATGCAGTCCTCGCTGGGCCAGACGGGCAAAGACGTGGCCACGCTTGAGGCGGGGCTGAGCAAAGGATTGCGCAAGGCGTTTGACGGCGTCGTGTTTGACGGGCTCAAGCTGTCGGATGCTTTGGGCAAAGTCGCGCAGTCGCTGATCAGCACGACCTATAATGCGGCGATCACGCCTGTGACCAATCACTTTGGCGGGTTGATCAGCCAGGGTGTTGGCAATCTGGTGCAGGGTATTCTGCCTTTCGCCAATGGCGCGCCGTTCAGTCAGGGGAAGGTCATGCCTTTTGCCAGTGGCGGTGTGGTCAGTGCGGCCACAGCCTTTCCGATGAAGGGTGGTACGGGCCTGATGGGCGAAGCGGGGCCTGAGGCGATTATGCCGCTTGCACGCGGCGCGGATAGGGTTTTCAACGCTCCTCCAGCCAGATCGCTACACAGATGAGCCGCGCCCTGGGTGCTGCCAACCGCAACCGCTAATTCCAGTCAGGAGGCACAGATGGCCTTTCACGAAGTCAGATTTCCCGAAACGCTCAGCTTTGGCTCGCTTGGTGGGCCGCAGCGGCGCACGGATGTGGTCACGCTTGCCAATGGGTATGAGGAGCGCAACACGCCTTGGGCCCATTCGCGCCGGGTCTATGACGCGGGCATGGGCATGCGATCGACTGATGATTTACAGACGGTCATCGCGTTCTTTGAGGCGCGCATGGGGCAGATGCACGCGTTCCGGTGGAAAGACTGGTCCGACTACAAGACTGGCAAAGTCGCAGCCGAGGTGCAATTCGACGATGAAAGCATCGCCATCGGGGACGGGGTGACCGCATCATTCCAGCTGATCAAAAATTACACCTCAGGCGAACAGGTCTACAAACGACCCATCACCAAACCGGTGTTTGGGACGGTCGTCGCCGGTGTCGAGCAAGATGAATTCCGCGATGGTGTGGAATACGAAGTGGATCACGCCACTGGCATCATCACTTTTGCCCATCCGCCGGATCTCGCGATGGAGATCTATGCAGGTTTTCACTTTGACGTGCCCGTGCGTTTTGACGCGGACCGTATTCTGGCCTCGATGGCCAGCTTTGAGGCAGGGCAGGTCCCAGATGTGCCCGTGATTGAGGTGCGGGTCTGATGGCGGGATTGATTGTCGCGCTTGAGGCGCATGTCAAAACAGGTCACACAACTCTATGTCGCGCATGGCAAATCAACCGCACGGACGGTGTGAGCTTTGCGTTCACGGACCATGATCTGGATCTTAACTTCAACGGTGTGACGTTTCGCGCCAATGCGGGTCTGTCTGCCAAGGCGCTCACGCAGGCCACGGGCCTGTCGGTGGACAACACCGAAGCGCTGGGTGCGCTCAGCGACGCGTCGATCCGTGAGGACGAGATCGAGCAGGGCCGCTTTGACGGGGCAGAGGTTGTGGCTTGGCTGGTCAACTGGGCCGATGTCGATGCGCGCTGGCTCCAGTTTCGTGGCAGCATCGGGCAGCTCAAGCGCGCCGGAGGGGCCTTTCGTGCGGAAATGCGCGGGTTGAGCGAGGCGTTGAACAGGCCACTGGGCCGCGTCTACCAAAAGCCCTGCACAGCGGTGCTGGGCGATGCGGGCTGCACATTCGACAGCAGCCAGGAAGGGTTCTTTGCAGCACTGCCCGTTCAGAGCGAAGAAGAGGGCCGCGTGTTCCGCTGGGACGGGTTTGCGACCTTTGAGGCGGGCTGGTTCGCCCGTGGCCGCTTGGATGTGACCGACGGGCCTGCGGCGGGTCTTTGGGGCATGATAAAGCACGACCGTTTTGAAGGGGAGACCCGCGTGATTGAGCTGTGGGAGCCCATTCGCGGCGCTGTGGCCAGTGGGACAAATGTGCGGCTCACGGCGGGG